CGATACATTTCAAACGTGGTATCGAGAAGAAAAAGAAACACAACGGCAAACCAGGTTATCGATATTCAAACTCTATGCGTATCAGTATGGAGATCACCATGACGGACCATAGCGTATTGATTTGGTTACATGAAGTATTAGGTGTAGGAACACTCAGACCGAAGACTGTAAAAGGTAGACGTAAGGATGGAACTAAATACTTGAAACAATACAAATGGCGTTGTACATTTAGAGATGCTTATCAAGTGTGTTTATTGATTTGGCCTTTTGCACATACCAAGTTGCCAAAGATTCAACAGATCATAGAACACTACAGTACAGAAAAACTAAAACAAAATAACGTAGTAGATTTAGAGGAGTATAAGAATGCTAGACAAATACATATATAAATTTTTAGATAAAGTCATGGAATGGTCTGGTAAGATCAATGCATGGGCATGGGTTAAACACTTGAAATATATAGAAAAAAGAAGATATGAAAGAAACTGGAAGAACAAGAGATAAAGTTGTAAGTGTCATGAATAGACTCACAGATAAAAAGAGTCTTAGTTCAATACATAGAATAACTTCGAAAGATTATTGGGTAGAGAACTGGATCAATTGGATATGTAGAAAGTACGAAAGGATTCTTAAATGAAGAAGTCTGATAAATATAGATATATGTCAGGACAAATGTACGAGCATCACGGAACACGGATGTATGATTTCAATGGAGATAGATTACCATCAGTTACAACTATTTTAGGATTGACAAAGGACCAAAGTTTTATAAAGGAGTGGCAACAAAAGGTAGGTCATGCAAAGGCAGAGTCAATCAAAAATCATAGTAGTAAACGGGGTACATCCATGCATAAATTCTTGGAGAGTCACATCACGGGAGTTGGTTACGATGACTTATCACCCATTGGGACGGAAGCTAAACCGATGGCAGAAAAGATTATTGAAGTGGGTTTACTACCCGTTGAAGAGTATTATGGTTCGGAAGTTACGCTACATTACCCGGGCCTATACGCAGGTTCAACAGACCTTGTCTGCTCACACAATGGCATGGAAACTATTGTTGACTTCAAGCAGGCCAATCGTCCGAAAAAGAAAGAATGGATCGAAGATTATTATCTGCAGATTGCAGCATACGCCATGGCCCACGACTACGTCTACGGCTCTCAGATTAAAAAAGGAGTTATCATGGTATGCACGCCTGACTTATATTATCAAGAGTTCACGGTCGAAGGGGCTGATTTAAGACGTTATAAACATAATTTTTTAAAAAGATTAGATATGTATCATGAAATAAAATATGATGAAAAAGAGAAAGCGAAGGTGGAACTTAGGGCTACAGACTTCACCGGGAATGAACAAGATACTGAATAATCACGCTGAATGGCTAGATTATAACGTTTCTAAAGTAGCTGGAGATAAATGTAGAAAGCAAGCAATTGCTTTTGCGAAGAAAGATGAACGACAGAGAGGAGTAAGAAAGCATGACCGATCAAACACGGTGGGGAATTGATCTTATTCATACGAAGAATAAGGCGATAAAGCGGCAGAAAGATATCATATCTAGGGCACTATTGGAAGTAGACAAATTAGAGGAGCAATATATCGTTGAATTGATGATGGAGATTGAGGCAATATACGAGCAAAAGTATGGCGAAAAGAAGGCAAATAAGCTTGTATTGTGAGTCTTGGAGCACGGACCATGGAACTGTGGAACCTCCATGGAACTTTTTTTTCGCTCTAGAATCCCTCTTATATATAGCAAATTTGCCCAAAGTTAAAAAAAGTTCCACGTACCATGAGATTTTTTTCATCCATTGTCAAAAATGTTTTTGGTCTAGAAGGGTATATATAGTATAAAAGTTTATGCCTAGAAAAAGACGTAAAGCTATCATCACTGAAACAACTCCGGATATACCTTTTCCGAAAGTTAGAGTGGAGTGGGTCGACTGCGTCAGTGACTCTGGCTGGGCTAATGAAAAAGAATTTGATAAGATGAAATTATCTTATCCAGTCAACGAAGGTTGGTTGTACGAGAAGACAGATAAACATATTAAGATGTTTGCATCCTATGATAAAGATGAAGATGGAATTACTTTTGGGGATCGGACGATGATTCCTCGGGCTTGGGTAAAGAAGATTCAGAAACTTTAGATGGGGACACATCAATTATCTGTGAGTAGTCGTCTAAAATCTGTTTCATTTTTGCTTCTAGCTCTTGTTCTGACATGTCCTCTAGTTTTCCTGTTTTTATTATTTTCCTATCTATGTATAGTCCTGCTGCTTTTCCTCTGTTTGCTTCCGCGTTCACTGCTGAAGAGAATGATCCTTTTTTCAAAGCGGCTTCACGAAGTCTAGCAAGTTCTGCAATGTGACCTTCATAAGTTACTTCATGTTTTCGTAATCTTTCTTCTTTCAGTTCACCGATATACTTGACAACAAGTGGAGAGTATTTGGGATTGGTTAACTCTGATCCTTCTCGCATAGCTCTGTCTTTACTGTAACCTGCAGCGATAGCAGCTTCACGTTTAGTCATTGGTCCTTCGGGTCCACCGAATACCAAGAACTCAGCGAAGCGTTGTTGCATTTCTGTTAATCTCTTTGGAACTCCCATGATTGACAATTTAAGGGAACTATCCTATAAAGTCAAGACATGAAAGTTCATAGAAGTACACAAGAATTACAAGAAATAATAGAAGGATATAAGATGTTAATAGAACAACAGAAGAAAGAGATCTGGCAGTTAAAACAAATTGCGTCAGAGAATGAAAAAAATAAAAACTTGTTGCAAGGTTACAAAAGAGTGATAGAGGATTTATCTATCAGGAAAGTTAAATAATGTTTGTTAAACACCTGCAAGAGTATCTAGATAAGTTTACTGAAGGTCAAAATGGTAGACGTGGTAATGCAGTCAGCAATGCCAGAATCTATATCTTAACCGATAAAGGTTATCTTGAAGAGATCAGACGTATTGAAGTTCATGAGAGTAACAACCCAAATGATCCATCAATACGTGTTGTGTTGAAACCAAACAGAGAAGAGAAATTGATACTACCTCCTGGTTACGTCAAGGATTATTAACAACAAGGTTCCCTTGAAACCAGAACGAAAATTTTATGAAAAAATTAAAAAAAACATTACATCTATTTCTTGGATTCGACTTGAAAACAATAGCTTACTTGGTACTCCCGATCTATTGGGCTATAATAATTCTGGCGTCTTTTTCACTGTAGAATTGAAGGTATGTAAGGGGAATAAAATACGATTCTCACCACACCAAATTAGCTTCCATACACGTCATCCACACAATACGTTTATCATGGTCCAGCACCTTGGTTCAGGTACCGTGAAACTTTTCCGTGGTTCAAGAATCATGGAGCTTGCGACCTCCGGCTTGCAGCTTGAGGCTTGCTGCTTGGGGCTTGAGGCTTGCGGCCTACTCTTCTCTGAGCTTGGGGCTTGAGGCTTGTTGCTT